CTTTTCACGAAATTGTTCTTGAAAGGCCAGGTGGTGAGAAAATTGGGTGCTCTAAACGCTCCGGCCAAACCTGGTCAGATCGTTACCACTTTCCCACTTGGCGCTATTTTCCACGAGGCGCCTTGGGCCACCTACGCAGAGGAGCAGCTGAGACGCTTACTGCCCCCTCATATCTTTTTGTACGGTGGCAACACCCCGACCGCTTTCCGCAGTTGGTACAAATCTCACTGGGTGGCTGGTGAGTGCACTGGTACCGATTACACCTCTTGGGATACTGGTTGTAATGCCCCTTTCCTCGTGTTTGATGTGTGGCTCTTCCGCCATTTGGGGTTGCCTGAGTCTTTCATCGACCACTACGTGCATCGGAAGTTGAATGTGCGTTGCTTCATGGGAACCATGCCCATTATGCAGTGCTCCGGGGATCGTTGGACTTGGTTCCTCAATTCTATCAGGAACATTGCATTTACTCATAACAAATTCTCGATACCCTGGGGCACTCCTCAATGCTACAGTGGCGATGACATGCTCCTATGTGGTTTCGCGCACGTTCGTCGCTCCTTTGATCCTACTCGCTGGATTTTACAGGTCAAGCTTGAGCGGGGCCCTCGGCTGACATTCTGCGGCTGGCTGCTGGGGGAGCCTGATCTCACGATCGGAACCCACCAATTGTACGCAAGATGTCGGCACGCTAAGGCTGTTAAAGCCCCACACAGCACTTGGCAAAATTATGCTCGGCTGGCTTTCCCATTCCCTGGGGAGTCGGTAATTCTCGATGATGAGCACCAAGCTGCCACAAACATAATCATCGAACAGCTCGCCCTCTCGCAGGGCATCTCTGACCGTGTGGTCAGAGCATCCGGCTCTCGACACCGTCGTGAGTTGGGCATCCTCGAACGATTTGAATGATCAGTTCGAGACATAAGATGTGACAGGTCTCTCGCCTGACGTAAATCACCTAGGAGGTTAATCCCTCGCTAGTGATCGCTTTCTCGATCCAAGTTTAGTAATTCGCCAGTAACCATGAAGGAAAAAAACCTTCTCGACTGAGGCTGTGCCATATTCGTACGCACAGCTTGCACCTCCTCTCATAACGTAACCAAACGGTCTTGAGGTGCCTCTGCTAGGTCCGTCCCCTAGCAATAAATCAGAA